TATAAGTGCTTAACAGACTTACCAGCACAGCGTCAGAAATTAAAGTTTCGTAAAGTTCTTTTTCGTACATTATAATACCGGTTCCGAAAGGAGCTGTTTTGCTTTGTCAAGGTGTGCCACCATTGTTTTAACAAAAAAAGGCCGTGGCGCTACGTGCCCGACGAACTTTAATTTTTTCAAAGGTTTCTTTTTGTAATTTTTCTGATACCTGGCATCAGTGCCGAACTCCATCAAGTGAGCGTGGTAAGCAGGCCGATGAAAGCCGACTTTCGTTTCGATGTCCTGCGCATGTCTGTCGTACGCAAAACCAATACCCTTTTGGAGTCTGCCAGATTGCTTTGCAGGAGGTTCTCCAGCTATCGATCTGTAGCCCTCAAAGTACTCATCTCCGACCGCTTTCTTAAGCTCTTTTACATACATTTTTGCGGCCCTTATTTCATTTTTCAAAACACCTTCGCGGATTTGGCGGTTGATAGCATTCAAATTGCTTTTAAATGTGCCTATCGGTTTTCGTCCTCTTAAAACCATTATCGCACCTCTTTGCAGGTGATTACTTTAAGAACGCCTCTTTCCTGTATATTCTCGATAGTTAAAATTTCAAAGTTTCGAGTACCAAATTGAATTCGATTTAATTCTGTAACAACGGTACTTCCGCGAACTTTTATTAAATGCGTAGCGTCTACCCCTACGGATCTATTTTCGAATTGCTGAACAGCCTTAATAGGATCTACCGAAGCCCAAACGCTATCTACAGTGTTCCATGTTTCAACGTGCTCATTTTCGCTGTCCAAGGCTTCCTCTTTAGCCTGGATAGATACCCGGTGCCTGAGAACAGAGGCTAATGATTTTTTATTCTGCCTGTCCATCATAAGTGCACCCGATCAGGTCTTAGCAGATCGTAAAAGTGTTGTGGCACCTTTTCGACTTCTGCAGTTCGGTTTTCGTATCTGTACGAACAATACAAAAGAATTGCGTCTATTACGTTTCTTGGAACATTACAGCAAGTATCGCCAAAGCCAGCTTTATACCGAACCTTCACAGCATCTAATTCCCTCAGCTGAACACTTGGAAAGCTTGCGCCCCGTGCGAGAGTAACACGGGGCATCAAGCTGTCAGTGTCAACCAGCAGGTCAGACAGGGGAATTTCAATTTCGTTATTCTGGTAATCGTATAGCTTAAAGCTCACAATCTCCTGCACTGGCGGTCTGTAGAGTTCAACCGGTAGCTTCGGAAATGTATCGAATGACAATTCCCATTCTTGAGTAATAAAAGCCCGATGCTGAAAATCTTCTGCCAGTTCACGCGCGGATGAGATCCACAGCTGAAGCAACGAATCTTCAGCATCATAACTCACACGGGTTGATAATTTAACATCGTCAACCGTAACCGGTTCGATTGCAGGTGGGGTTATAAGCCTTAAATTCCCGATCATATTTGTCCGACTTTAGTAACTACTTTACTGTAAAACGGGTACAACATAATTGCACCAGTTGTTGCATTCTTTACAGTTACTATACCGACTTTCTGAATCGCAGAGCCCGCGCCTGATGGAGCCGACAGCGACCATCCCCCTGCCGTTGTACCGACATAAACAGGATCGCCAACAGCATTTGCCGATGATGTATCTATCCCGGATACAAGCTTCTCACCTACTGCAAAACCCACTGCATCTTGCGCTACCGTAGCATCGCATACAAACTCTGCGCATTTGGCTGGATCGGACGCATCGGCATCCGCTTTAGCCATAACAGGCAAATTCTCAGTCGCATCCCAACCTGATATGTAAACAAGTTCGCCTGCAGCTAAATCTGCCGCCGCTACAAAGGGAATTTTCGGGTTAAGCGGGCTACCAAGCAGTTTGTACTCTGTTTGCAGGGTTTTATTCGCCGTATCCATTTTTAAAACGATATTACCAGCTACATCGTAAAACACTAAATTGCCGTCAACCCACTCAGATTTAACATTAGTTACCATGTTTTTTCCTCCAAAACAGGCGCGTTTTAGCGCCTGTCAGTTAGCTTGCTGTAGGCCTGTAGGCCACATCCTCGATCATCTCAGCGGCAACCAGGTTATCTGCATCCGAATTTGCATAGGCTAACCCAACCAGTTTACCCTCCGGGATTGTAGCGGGGTCGATGCAAAAATCGACTATGAAATCACCTGAAGCATCCTCAACAGTGAAGGCGTTTGCTGCCTCCTGCCTCACCCCGTTATTATAGATGTCTACATCGACAGGAAAAGCAGTTGCATTAGTCCCTGCGGCATTATCAGCATATTTCAGAGACAGCACCAAATCAGTAGAGTCACCCATTTTTACAACAGCCCTGATATTAACGCCCTTCACTCCTGGAGTTGGAGCGAGGTATGCTTGAGCTGCGCTTGCTGTGGTCTGGGGCGCTAACAAAACCCGTGAACGATAAATTTCAGATATACATTTCATTTGTAAACCTCTTTCAAACAATGTCAAAAATTCAGTTATCACCGTCGCCAGGGACAGCGTCGCCCAAGACCACGAAGGGGGAGACCTCGTTACCGTCAGCTTGCTTAATGGGTTGGCTGAACATCGGAATACCGGCAATCCGTAGTAAGCCCCGCACTGCTATGCTATCGTTTGTCCAGCCCGGTGCGTTACTTGTGTCAATCTGGACTTCTTGACGCATACCGATACAGTAAAACGAAGGATCTATCAAAATTACGTCGCCCTGGCTTCCGAGTGTTGGAAGCTTTTCCGTGATTACCACAGGTAAACCAAAAAGCGTTTTACCGTAGGTCCAAAGCAAATTGCCTCCTGTGTCGGTCATTAAGGTCAATTTTTCCAGCGCGGTTTGATTGATAGCCCAGAAAGCAGAAGAGAAAGACCCGGGTAACAGTTTCGAGTGCATCTTTGCCAAATCTGCATAACTCACAGAGTTAAGAGCACTACGATTCACAACGATTTTGCACCCGCTGTTCAGGATACCCAAAGGTTGACCAATACCGGAGCCTCGAAGGAATGCCCAGTCTAACGACCAGCCGATAGCTTTTACCATCGCGGTTTCGAGCTGCTTATTAAAGTCTAAACCATCTTGACTTATCTCACGTGACAAGCTTGTGAAAATTCCCAGTTTGTCGGCTTTGAGCTTAAGGCCCCGAAGGCTTGGAACCTGTACATTAGCGGTTCCAAGCTCAGGAAGCCATTGACTTATGAAACCAAAGATAGAAGTACTTGTGTCTTGACTATTGAACATAGGTACAAGGCGTTCGTTGCTTAACATTTTCCATACGGTAGCCTTAGGTCTAATAATTTCAGTCTCTAAGCTACGATCCCAGTAGACGGAACTGAACTCAGTCGGAACTGCGAAACCGCCTTCACTTCCTACACCGGTGCTTGCAGAATTCTGCACACCTCTGAGGCGTGCATCGTGACGGCCAGAAAAAAGAGTATTGAAAAAGTCTTCCGGGTCCTTGAAACCGTCATTAGTAAACTGTTCACCTTTGAACAAATTTTTAATTAATCGCGGGTTATTATTCTGTGGTCCTGAACTGCCCAGGACAGGAAAGGTCGGCCGATTTGCAGGCTGATCCATGAAATTTTCGTTTTCCACCAGTTCGATTTCAGCCTTTAAATTTTCAATTTGGGTCTGTAAGGAATCCCACTCTTTGCGCTCCACTTCGTTAAGATTGCGATTTTCCTTTTTGACCAGGTTTAGGATTTCCTTCTGCCGTGCGATTGCTTTTTTAAGTTTTTCTTTCACCTTCGCCCCTTTCAAATAGGTTAAAATTTGTATTGCAAAATATCGAGGCTCTAATTAAGAATACAATATGTTGTGGCCCAAAGCAAGCAAAAACACAACATATTGTATTATAAAATAAAAAAGGCCGATTCCCTGACGACGGAAGGAACCGGCCCCACCCCGACCTTGAAATGAAAGGCGCGTATGTATGAACTTACACACAATATATAGCGTTTTACTAAGAAATGCAAGGTATTTAATACAATATGTGGTATAAATCGGACAATTTAGGGAGTTTTTCTCACGGTTGTGGCGAGTGTATCTTATCCACCCACCAAATAAAAAAAGGCTCCGATTTCTCGAAGCCTTAAC